TCATGATTTCTCCATGATTGGTTGAGTTTGTAAGTGCGCAGGAAGTTGTCTTCCGATCGTAGCGGTACGCTTACCAATCTCTAGCCGTAGCGGAACGCTTACCGGCAGACGTAACTCTAGACGATGTCTAGATGTTTTTCAACAGTTCAAGATGCTTCGCCATCAAACTCACTGACGAAGGAACTTTGGCTGGTTCGGCACGAAGTTTGCTGACCGCACCCGACAACAGATCAGCCGACTCATCTGACAGAGTGCCACCTGCTTCGAGGACTGTGATCGCTTCAGCGAGTTTGTCAACGTCAACACCTGTGCGCTCGGCAAGAATGTCTAGTGAACGAACAGAAGCCGAAGTTGCGGTGTAGGCAGGGAAGCCTGTCACGACCGACACTTCATGCAAACGTACTTGGCGCAGTTCACGACTCATACCGTCATCCGACCATTTGTCTCCACCAGACGGAACTGAGAAGCCGAACGACATTGAGTCAACATCGCCGCGCTTCATCAACACGGACAGGTCACGGCCGACAGTTGTGTCAGGAAGATCTGCTTCAACGAGCAAACCTTTTGAATCTTCTTGCAATCGCAAAGTCTTTGACCTTGTTGAAGCGAGAAGCATTGACGAGTCGTGGTTCATGTACATCTTGATCGGCATGCGACTCTTCAAAGATTTTTTGAATGCACCTTGCGCGATTCGCTCGATAAATGGCAACGGTTCGGAATCAGAGTTGAAGACTGCTGCATATCCTGTGAATGACATTCCGTCACCTGTTGGACCTTCGCGTAGTTCGAAGTCGTTGATCTGAATGCGGCGTGTCTCTAGTGATTCGCTCATTCCGTCAATCATAACAACATTCACGGGCAGAGTTCTAGAGGAGCGTGGATGATCTTTTGGAAGTAGATCGTTGTCGGTGATGTAGGCAGGATTCTCTGGACGGCCGTTACGAAGAAGATACAAGTAGGCGTTCACACGCGCATACGCCCACTGATTACGGCTGACACCTGGACGATGCGAAGTCGAGTAGGCACCAGCACCGCGACGGAACACGGTGCGCAACATGCCGACAGTCGCCCGCTTCCACGCAGGATCTGCACCGTCAAGTTTGTCGTTGTGTTCAACAACTTTATTCTTCAACCCATCTTCGATTGCTTGTGTCAACTCAATCGTGCCAGAACCAGCAGGAGCCTTCGCGGAACCTTGCGGATTTTTGTCCGAACCTGTGATCTGATCCTTCGGCGGAGCTGGTGCGCGTTCAGATTTGATTGCCTCAGATTTTGACTCGAACCAGTTTCTTGCCGGTTGCGGATTCAACGGGTTGATTCCCCACAGATAGTGCGCAACCGCACCAGCACCAGGGAACTCGTCGTTGCTTGCGTCAGAGTTCTTTGGTGCTTGAAGATCTACTGCGTGTCTTTGCGCCCACGCATTCGCTCGCACAACTTTGTCTTCGCTGACTTGACCTCGCGCCAAGTCTCGTGCCTCACGAACGGTTCGATCGACCAGCCCTTCACCCGCAAGACCTTGGCCGTAGTAGTCGAGTCCTTTGCGTGCAGCGGTGCGAATGTAGACAGGAACTTCAAGATTGACTTGACGATCTTCTTCATCTTCTTCTTCATGTGGTTGCCAAGCATTGCAATAGAATCCGCCGTCAACATAAGCATCCCATCTTTCACACCAAGCCTTGAGGTTGTCTCCTTCACCTTGCACATTGTCTTCGTCGTAGAAGTGGCAGTTCCCGCAAGCACGACCTTCAGGAACATCTGGTGCTAACGCTGGCCGATAGTTATCTGGCAATGCACGTTCGCCACCTGGTTCAATATCTTCGGCAATAGATACCGCAACCATCTGATCGACTGCATCTTGTTTCGTTGTGTGACAGCCGATGACTTCGCCATCTTCTTTGACGGTTGCCCAACCAGAACAATCTGGTGACTTGTCAGTAATAAAGTAAGGCATTATGGCGTGATGAGTGTGAACGCTACTGAGTGACCGGTTTTGGTTGATACTGCGTACATGCTTTGACCTGGATAGATATCGAAGTCTTCGGATGCGCTTTTCGGTAACGCATGACCAGCGTTCACGACAACCGTCGCGCCACCAACAAAGATTGTGTCGGTGTTGTCAAGGTTGCTGATGTGTAAAGTGCCTGGATTAACTCCAGCGTGACTGATAAGTGTTGCGGCTGTTCCGACCGCAACTAATCCATTGTTGATTGGCATAGTGTTACCTCAGACCAACAACAATACCTCAGCATCATCGTCCAAGATGCTGAATGTGATTGTGCTTGTCGCTTGTGCTTGCATCCCGTTCAACGATGTTGAGACAACTGCGTAGCGTCGTTTCGGTTGGATGACAGGTATCTCGACTACAGGTTCGGGAACTGGTTCAATTTTTTTGCGTCGTGGTGCTGCGTATTGTCGACCGCCCGAAGGTGTTGGCTCTGGCTCTGGTGGTGTTGGTGGGATGACTGTCGCGTCAGCGGTCGCAACCAGTCCACCGAGGTTGGCTTGAAGTATCGGCAAGATAGTCGGCGACGAGTTTGCAGTTGCAGTCAGTGCGCCGAGCGGAGCCGAAGCAGAAGCCGAGATGACAACTGATGTCGACGCTGTTGCGGTCATCGCGCCGAGCGGTGCTGAACCTTCGGCGAGAACCGTGACTGTGATGTTTGCTGTTTCGGCAACCAGTTCACCGAGCGGTGCTGAAGCAGAAGCGAAGTGTGTAACTGTCGCCGATCCTGGCGCCGACATTGCGCCGAGTGTCGCTGCACCTGTTGCTGTGGTTAGGAACTCACCACCGTCAAGAACTCGTGTTCCGTCAAGTTGGCTGGAGTCGAGTATGAATGCAAGGCCACCATCAAGTCCGAATGTGGCGTCGTTCAGTTGGCTCGTGTCGAGCAGGAACCTTTTGACCGCCATCGCGGCCTACTAACTAGCGACGGTCAAAGACGCAGACAGATTGCCTGACGAGATTGTGTAGGTGTCGCCCGCTGTGTAGGCGTTGCCTGTGATCGTGCCTGAGAACAAGAAGTTACCGGCACTTATATTGTCCCAAGCGGTGAAGTGTGTTGCATCTTGCGACCCTGCGATATTCGTCCAACTGATATCTGCATCAGACAAAATTTGTCCTGTTGATGCAGCACCGAACGATACAACTTTGCGTGTCGTTTCGGTCGCAGCATTTGATGTGCCGTTCGCACCAGGATCGCCGACATGAAGTTTGACATACACGTTCGTCACCGAATATGCAGTTGCGTTGCCGAGCGCGTCAAGGAACGAGTTGCAAAGATACGCCGAGAGTCCTGTTGCCATCAGTCTTCCGTTCTTTCAGTGATTGTCAAGATGCGGCCATCTTTGTCGCGTTCAACTGTGCGCACAGTCGGCTTGTTCTCTGGCACGTTCACACGCACCACAGTTTCAGGAACATTGATGATCGGTGCTGCGACGTTCACGTTCGCTGGTGGAACATTGACAACAACTTCTGGCATCGTCACGTTCACATCACGCTGGTTCACATCGTAGGTTGGTGCTGGTTCTGTGACTTGTTGCAAGAGAACTGGTGCGACACCTGTGTGCATGATCGGATCAATCTCAAGTGCTTTCAATACTGATGCTGGTTCGAATCCTGCGTTGATGAGGCGTTGAGCCATCAATGTTTTGCGATCAAGTTCTGTGAGTCCTGCTGCACCTAGATCGACGTTCGCTAGTGGCACACGGTAAGTGTCGCCACCTTCAGCCGGTCGTAGGTCTTCGAATCGGCGGACATCGTTGATTGACATCCAGCCTGCTTGCAACGCTGATGAATATCCTGCGACTCGTGAACCGAAGTCGCCGCGCATCAAACCATCAAGGTTGAACTTAAGGAACGCACCACGACCGTCAATAAGTTTTGAGTATCCGTCTTCAATCTTTGTGACGTATGGTCGGAGTGTGTGCATCACAAAATGGATGCCGTTCATTTCAACAGATGCGTATGCTTGCGCACCTGGTTGCAACACACCAGCCATTGATGGTGGTACACGGAACGCACGAAGGATCTCTTCAACTGCGAACTGTCGTGATTGCAAGAACTGTGAATCATCTGGTGCGACCGAAGTTGTCGTGTACTTCGCACCGCCGAACAGAATGCCTGGACGGTGTGCGCGACGCAAACCTTTGTGACCTTCTTCGAATCCGTCAACAAGCGATTTGGCTTGTTCGCGTGTCAGATTGCCTGGGAACTCGATGATGCCGGAAGTATGTGAACCTTGACCGAAGAACCTTGCAGCGAACTCTTCCAACGCTTTTGACAAACCGAGGTTCTCTTTGACAAGTTCAATTCGTGAACGGCCACGCAGATCGCCAGGTAAACGCAACTCGGACAGATGGATCATGTCTTCATGCTCGATCACGTCACGGTTGTCAAAGACGTAGATGAGGCGTCGTGACTCGTCGCGCTTCACTTCAACTTTCAAAGGATTCAACACCGTCAACCCTGCGACACCTTGGTTGTCGCGAAGGATGCGTGTGAACGAGTTACCGTTCAACAGCATTGAGACAAGTACCTGTTGGAAGTGATCGGTGCGTGACACACCGACTTCAGGCATGTCAAGCCAATCTGGTCGTGGTCGGAATGGTCGGCGATCACCGTCAACACGAATGTATGTGTCGACTGGAAGAGTTGAGATAGAGTCCGCGATTAGTCGGACACACGCATACACGGTTCCGATCTTGAGTGAATCTTCTTGCGTGACAACTGTGCCGGCATTAGTTGTGAACTGGAATGCGTCACCCGCAGCGAAGAGCGATTGATATGAGACAGCTCTTTCTTCGCCTCTTGGGTTGAACAGTCTTGACAACATCAGTTTCTATCCGCTTTCTTTGACCGCTCCCAAGCCAAGGTGAAGGCAAGCAGAGATGCGCCCAAGAATATTAGCCCAAGCGGAAGTGCAATGTAAAATATGCCGAGCGCAATCATCAACACCGCAATCATCTCAAGAATTAGAATCATCATTTGTCCGCTCCTAAACATTGAAGAACCCTGGTTGCTGGACACTCTCGACTCTTCTCGTCGCACGATCAACAGCCATGGCCAATGCTATCGCAGCATCAATCTTGCGTTTCGACTTACCTTTAGACAATCTCCAACCCATGTCGGTTGACCGTTGCGCAGCCGACAACACCTGATCGGTGAACACAGGATCACCGTTGTGTGCGAGCCGAGCGTTCACGATGAACTCGTAAAGAGTTCCGCAAGCAGGAACCATTCGTGCAGTTGACTGCGAGAACTCAACCATCGTGAACCCTTCATCAGACATTGCTTCTGCAGAGCGTTGAAAGAACGCTGGGTCATAAGCGAACTCTTGCACCGTGAACTCTCGACCGAGATCGCGGATGTGTTGCTCGACTGCTGCGACGTCCATTGCACCGCCGTCTGGGTGCCAGATCTTTGCACGAGTCACAACCCGACCAGACTCTTGTGGTTGTGCGACGACGACCGCAATCGAGTCGTGCTTCAACGCCATGTCAATGCCGACGAACACAGGTATGTTCGGATCAAGTTCATCTTCGCTGCGACACTGCTCCCAAGCACCCTTCGGCAACCATGACTCGCCATCTGTGCGAACCCACTGATTCAGACGGTAACGGCGGAACGCAACCTCGGCGGTCTGCATCATTGATACTTCCATGTCATCCATGTCAAGCAAACCTTCAGCCAAGTTTGGATTCGAATCAGCCCAAGCATCACGGTCATGAATCTCACAGTCCGCTTTCGCTTCCCACCAGAAGAACCCGAACCGCTCATCTTGTTTCGTGCCGGCAACGATCTCTTTGCCGTAGTTGTAAAGACGGCCACACACCGTGTCCAAGTCGAAGCCTGCGGTTGTGATGGCAACGATGTTCGGATCTTTACGCGCACCCGAACCCAACGTCAACGCATTGAACAGATCGTCGTTCGGCTGGACATGCAACTCATCAAAGATCACGGTGCTGGGATTCAAACCTTGTTGAAGTTTTGCGTCGCTTGACAACACACGATAGATCGCACCCGTGGACGGGATCTCAATGACATCGCGATACACCTTGCACACACCCGACAACGCAGGTGACTGCGTGATCTGCCACTTCGCTTCGTTGAACACGACACGCGCCTGCTGTCTGTCACCCGCCGCCGAATAAACCTCGGCACCAGGCTCACCTTCGATTAGGCCGTAGAGTGCGATGACCGAACCGAGAAGCGACTTGCCGTTCTTCCGACCCAACCCGATCAGGCTGCGACGATACCGAAGCAACCCATCATCACGACGCTCATACAACCCGTCAAGAAGTGCGACCTGCCAATCGGTAAGAAGAAGAGGCT